ATGAACGAACTTGGGTTAACACCTAAAAGCAGATTGGATAGACAAAAACCCGAAGAAAATAGTCCAGTAGCAAAATTTTTGCGAGGCCCTAAAGGATGAAATGGCAAGAAGGCGTAGCCTATGCTCATGCAGTTTGCAAAGGGCAAATCAATGTTTGTCAAAATGTTCAATTGACTTGCCAAAGGTTTATTAACCAAATTGAAAATAAAGAATGGCAATGGGTTTTTGACCCTGATTACGCGCAACACATTTTAGATTTTTCAAATGCCTTAGTGCATACCAAAGGCCCTGATGCGGGCAAACCAATAAAGTTAGAACCCTTTCAAATTTTATTTATTTGCGCTATATATGGGTTTAGGTTAAAAAAAGATTTATCTAAACGCATGGTGACGGATGTAATTTTGTTTATTCCGCGCAAAGCGGGCAAATCAACTTTAACTGCAATTATTGCTTTGTATGAATTATTGTGCGGCGAAAAAGGCGCGGAAGTATTTACTTTGGCTACTAACCGTGAACAGGCAACTATTGTTTTTGATGCGGCAAAAGGCTTTATTGAAAATATGCCATCGCAACTATCTAGCCTTTTTAATGTAAGCAAATACGAAGTTAAAAAGATTGGTGATACTCAATCTATGTTTAAAGCATTAAGCAGGGATACAAAGAAAACGGGTGACGGTAAAAATCCATCGTGCGTAATTATTGACGAAGCCGCACAAATTACAGATAGAAATGCAATTGAAGTTTTACATTCGGGTATGGTAGCAAGGGCTAACCCGTTGCGGATATACATTACAACCGCAAGTTTTACAAAAGAAACAAAGTTTTATGAAGATATGAATCTTTATAAATCTATGCTTACAGGCGAAGCAAACGATAACCCTAAATGGTTTGGTTTACTTTATGGTCTAGACCAACAAGATGATTGGCAAGATTCAAACAATTGGAAAAAAGCCAACCCTATGCACGGCATTAGTGTGTTTGATGATGCAATTGCACAAAGGGCAGAAGAGGCTAAAAATAAGCCCGCTACATTAAATGAATTTTTATGCAAAACGCTAAACATTTATGTAAGCGCAAATAGCGCGTGGGTTGATAGAAGGTATTGGGATGAATCAATAACAACAATTCCTGATGAAAAACCCGAATCAACTTTTATTGCGTTTGACTTGGCATATAGCCGCGACTTAAACGCCGTATGCACTTTGCACCGATATTCGGAAGAAAAGTTCTTTGCAGAATTTCAATTTTTCTTACCCGAAGAAAGTTTAGACCTAATCCCAAATCACTATAAATCAATCTTTTTGCAAGCCCATGCAAGCGGCATATTGCGGCTTACGCAAGGCAATGTAACCGACCTTAACGAAGTGGAAACCTACATTAAACAACAATGTATTAAGCACAATGTTAAAGAAATCGGTTACGACCCGTACAACGCCGCGTCATTGGTTGCTAATTTGTATTCCGAGGGTTTACCCGTAAAGAAGGTTGGGCAGGGAATGGCGGTTCTATCTAACCCGTCTAAAACCGCAGAACAATTGATTTTAAAAAAAGGCATCATGCACGATGGCAACCCTTTTGTTGGTTGGCAACTAGCAAACGCGGAAGTTTACACGGATGTAAACGGAAATGTAAAAGTTCGCAAGAATGAAGCCGATACATCCGCAAAAGTTGACGGAATTATTGCAATGATTATGGCTTTGCATTGCCATCTAGACAATGTTTTTATTTCTGATACATTTGGATTTAGAAGTTTTGAATGGTAAACCATCAAGAAATTGGGTAAAAACATGGCTATTTTCGACATTTTCAAGCGCAATAAAGACCAAAAAAACGAATCCAATACGCTATTTGGGCAATCTGCGCTAGGTAATAACATCGTTTATCAGGGCAATAATAAGAACCCTAATGTCAATACTCAGATTCTTTATGTAACCACAGGCGCGACCAATAACGCGGGTCGCCCCGTGGATATGTCATTGCTTACGCGCAATTCCACAATCATGGCTTGCGTTGCGGCAAAAGCCCGCGCCCTATCCCAATTGCCTATTCGCGTGGTTAGCCAATCGGAAGATGGTACTTATGTCGATGCCATCAAATCGCCGCTAGTTGGCGCACGGGATAAGGCTAAAGCCAAGCAAGTAGCAAACCTTTTGGCGCAACCCAATCAATTCCAAAGCACCTACGAATTTTGGTATCAGTGGTTGATGTGGTACGAACTTGCGGGCGAAGCATTTACCCTTTGGTGGCGTAAAGACCAAGAAAGCACAACGGAAACCCCGTTAGAAATGTACTTGCTTGATTCAACATTGATTGCCGTAACAATCACCCCTGCGCGTTACCCATCGTATCGTTTGAGTACGCCCGCGTACGGTTTTAACCGTGATAAACCGCTGAACTTTAACCAAGTGATGCACATTAAGGAAATGAACTGGCAAGGTTCTGCGGGTTTCAACAAAGGCATTTTGGCGGCAGAACTGGTTTCGCTAGACCAAGATATTGACCTTTACGCCAACTACATCATGCAGAACGGCGCAAAGCCAAGCGGAATGTTTACTACCGAAAGTGTTATTCCTGATGGCAAGTACAAAGAAATCGCCGCCCGCTTGAAAGAAGCATGGTCGGCAATGGTTTCTAGCCGCCCAAGTGACCCAAGCAAGGCGGGTCAGGGTATGTTGCTTGACCAAGGCATGAAGTACACCCCGTTGGATATGTTGACCCTACAGGATACCGATGCGGCTAAGTTAAAAGAACAAACCATGAAGCGGATTTGCGGTTTGTTTGGTGTTCCCGCGGCAATGATTGGCATCGGGGATTCCAAGTACAACAATACCCAAACAATGATGGATGAATTTTATAAATCCACAATGTACCCAACTTTAATTAACATTCAGCAGAAATTAAAACAACATTTGTTTGTTGGCTACCCTAATTTGTGCATTGAGTTTGATACGCGCAATTTCTTAAAAGGTGCGCCGTTAGACCAAATGAATTTTGCTACCGCGGGCGTTACAAACGGGATTATGACCCCCAACGAAGCGCGTGAATATTTGGGTATGCCCAATATGGATGGCGCAGATGAATTGATTGATAAGGGCGGGAAAGATAAACCGATTGTCGGAACATCCCCCCAAGATACGGGCGGCGGTGGTGGAAACCAAACCCGCAAAATGAATATCGGCAAGTAAAAATAAATTGTCCACTATTTTTAAATTAGTGATAGCATCCTTGGCAACATATAAGCCAAATACAGAACCGCCCCCCAAAAGAGGGCGACCCCCTAAAACAATATATGACATCGACCGAACTAAAATCGATGAGGTAATCTATGACCGTAAAAAACCTGATGATGGTTTGCGAAGCCAAATTAGTTTTGGAAAAGCAGGGCGAAAGCACAGGAAAAATTGAAGCAACCGTAACTACTTGGGGTGCGCGTGAAGGCGCAGACGGTAGGCGGTTTAATTATCAACCCGAAGGTTTTATGCAATGGGCAGAAGATTTTTCTGCATCAGGTCGCCCACTACCCATGTTTGTAAATCACAATGCGGATGCAATACCCGTTGGTCAATGGGATGCGTTCGAGTTTGACGATACAGGAATGAAAGCCGAAGGTCGGTTGTATGTCAACACTACAATGGGTTCTGACCTTTACAAAGTAATGCAAGAATCGCCCGAAATGTTTGGCGGCGTTTCCGTTGGCGCGTATGCTGAAGAATATTGCATGGTCAATGCTGAAGGCGAACCCGACCAATCTGATGAAGCATATTTCCAAATCACTAAAGGCGGTTTGCGCGAAGTATCCGTAGTGATGTATCCAAACAACCCACAAGCAGAAGTTAGCAGATTGGAATATTTCCGACCTGATGGTTCTGCGGATTTAAAAGTTTTAGAACAAGCCTTGCGTGAAGTTGGGCTATCTAAAAAGGATGCGGTAGCCGCCGCATCTACGTTCAAAAAAGTGTTAGAACTGCGCGATGTAGTTACAACGCCTATTGAAATTGCGCCTATTCTGAGTGAATCAGATGCGGAGGCTACCGAAGCGGAAATTCTCGCGGCTTTAGAAACGCGTGAACTTCTTAAAATTCTTGATACCAAAATTAAAGGTTAAATCATGTCACAAGCAATCATTGAAAAATTGGATGCTATCGAAGCCAAGCAAAGCGAAAGCATTGCCGCCGTAGAAGCAAAAATTCCCGCCGCCGTTGAAGCAATCAAACTTGAAATGCAAGAAACCATTTCTGCTTTGGAAGCCAAGGTAGCATCTATTCAAGCCCCTGCAATCGTCAAGCCCGCTACAACCGTGCGCGGCGATGTAAACCGTTCTGTTAAAGAACAATTGGTTTCTTTCTACAAAAGCAATGCCCGCGTAGAAAAAGAACTGCAAATTTTTGCAGACGAAAGCCAACGCGATGCGTATATGCGCGAGGCATCAGCATTGACAGGTTCAGGTAATAACCAAGGTGGTCGCACCGCTTATGACCCCGTGTTTGCCGCTTTGCGTTTGGCTAACCCCATGCGCGGTTTGTCACGCACCGTAGCAACCGATGGTTCTTCTTATCAATTCCGTGTCAAAACTGGTAATGCGGGTGCGGCATGGGGCTATGCGATTCAGAACAACGGTGCTGATACAACTGAAAACACAAGCATTTGGCAATTAGTTTTGCAAGACTTGAATGTTCAGTTCCCAATCCGTACCGCGGCATTGGATGACATCGATGGTTTGGAAGCCAATGTCGTTGACGATATGTTGATGGAGTTTTCGCAAGCCGAAGCCTTGTCAATGATTCAGAATAACGACCAAGCGGCACAATCAGGCACTAACCCTTACGGCGGTACAAATGGCTTGCGTGGCTTAGACCAATACGCGGGTGCTAACGCTACCTATGCGGGTGGTACTTGCTCTACTGCGGCATTTGGAACAAGCGGTACGGGTTCTAATACTGGTTTGCATAGCCTTGCTACTTATGACCAAATTACCACTAACGCAAACACCGTTGGCGCAAACAACATTTCTTATGTTGACGTAATCAATACTATTTATGCTTTGCCACAACAGTATTGGACACCTGACACTAAGTTTATGATTAGTCCAATTTTGTTGAACGCTATTCGCGCATTGCGTGATACAAATGGCGCACCAATCTTTAATCGTAACGAAGGTTTGTCGGTTGAAGGTATCGTAGGTAATTTGTTGGGCTTTGATGTTGTCGTTAACAAGTATTGCGATAACCCATCACAAGCAACTACTGGTTCTGCGGGTACAAATTCTTTGTATCCAATGTTCTTTGGTGATTTCACACGCGGTCACACAATCATTGACAGATTGAATATGATTATGCGCCGCTACGATCAGACTGCCCCAGGCTTTATCACATTCTTTGGTGAAAAGCGTTTGGCTACATCGGTTCGTGACCCTAACGCGTTGATTCGTTATCGTTCAACTGGTACTGCTACTTAATTGCGTTGCCATTAGCGGGGGGCGAAAATCCCCCGCTTTTTTTAAACAGGAATTCAAAATGTCAATCACCGAAAAAATCTTGAACGGAATCAAACAAGCCATCACCGAAGGCGGCAAAGTAAACATCGACTTGCGCGAAGCAAGCGCAATTACTGGTTCGGGTTCGGGTGTCGGTGGTAATGTTGTTTTTGATGATGCGTTTGCGGCTTTGCGTCAAGCAAACCCTTTGCGTCAAGGCTCACGCCAAATTGCGGTTGCGGGTTCTGATGCCCAATTTGTTGCTAAAACTGGTAACGCCGCAAATTCTACAAACCCTTGGGGTTACACATTTACGCCAAATAGCGGTTCGCCTAATGTTGATACTTCTATTTGGCAATTACCCGTGCGCGTATTGGTTGCACAATTGCCAATTAGAACGGCGGTGCTAAGTGATGTTAATAAACTTGATACAACAATTGTTGAAGATTTGGCACTTGAATTTGCCCAACTTGAAGGTGAATCAATGGTTCTTAATAACGACCAAGCGGGTAGCACGACAACATCGACAGGCTCAACCAATGGTTTGCGCGGCTTAAACAGTTACCCAAGTGGCGGTGCTAGTGCATTTGGTTCTAGCGGTACGGCTATTACAAATGGTTTACATACTATTGGTACTGTTAGCAATGGCGGCAGTACGGTAACGTATGCAAAAATGGTTGAAATGGCGGGACTATTGCCCGCACAATATTGGTCGCTAAATTCAACTGCATGGCAGATAAGCGCGGGTATGATTTACACATTGCGTAATCTTAAAGACTCACAAGGTATGCCTTTATTTTTGGAAATTGGCAGTAGTAATTCTGCGGCAGTTGGCTACATTTTTGGATGGCCCGTAGTTCCTAACCCTTACCTTACAAACGCTTTCCCAATCTACTTGGCA